GGTGGGGGAGGGGTTACAGAAAGCAGAAGACAGTTTCCACTTTCAAGTTTATGATCTACTTAGAGAACTGTGGATTGTAAACGCGATTTCACCCCTTTTGCTCCTGAGCAACACGGAAATTTTAGCAACACAGATACAACACAAACAAATATTTTCTCGAATAAGTTACGTTTCCGTTGTGCTATACTACATAACAGCGCACGAGAGAGGAGGACAAACCAGACAGCACTGCATACAAGTAAGCTCAAATAAAGACTATAGCATAAGTGAGGTGAAAAGTCAAATATGGGAATGTCAACTCGAATTGGCAGGAACGTCGTGAGTACGACGTGTACATGCATCATCGTGAACAAGGACAACAACACGGAGAAGAAGACCGTTGTTCTTGCAGGCGACTACTCCAACGAGACACGAGCGACCAATGCGTGCAAGAAGAAGCTGAAAGTAAAACGTCTACTCGTGCAAAATATACGCACGGACATACGTTACTACTCAATGCCAATCGAAGTGTTTGTAAAGAACGCGGACAAAGTAACAGTCACTGAAAGGAGAAATTAAATCATGCCAGAGAACAACGAGATTCAGGTAGCAAACAACGACGATAACATGGTGTTCAATATTCCGAGCGGATACATTTGCACGCTTGACGCAACGACTGAGGGAGGAAAGCTAGCAATTGCGAAGGCGCTCAATGGTAGCTCACCACTCAAGAACGAAATGGACAAGCCGCTTGAGCTTGCAGGAGTCATTACGACTCCTGGCACTCGCGCGGTGAGCAACACACCATGCACGAACAACTACATGGCACTTGCCGATGGAACCGTGCTATTTTCGCAGTCCGATGGCGTCACGCGCTCACTTAAGGTAATTGTCGCACTCTGGGGTGAGGGGATGCGCAATGGCGAGCCTGTAAAGGTCAAGTGCATTGCTCAGACTCTGAACAACGGCAACACTTTGAAGACAATCGTACCCGCGTAAAACACAACACAAGGAACCAAAACAGGCGGAGCGGATAAGACATCGTCACAACCGCTCCGCCTTCATATCAACCGATTGGAGGTGACACCAAATGGCCAAATCCAAGAGCAGCAGGCTAAACAAGAAGACACAGACAAAGACAGCAAAGATAGCCCCGCGCAAGAACACGCGTCGCTACAACGACCTGCGCAACGAGCGTCGCAAGGCACAGAGACGCATAAACTCGATGCAAAAATCCCTGAACAAGACCAAATCAGAGGGAGCGCGCAAACTCCTGGAGCGTCGAATCACGAGCCTACAGAACGCGATAGACGCGACGCGCACGTACTCTAAGGAGACTGGCAAGAAGATACAGCGCACGAAGCTTGAGTCTGAGCACGCAATGAGCTATCTGCGCTCAGTCAACAAGGCAAGTGACAGCTACGTTCAATCCAACAGGATGAAGAACAAGGCAACCGAGATTGAGATACGTCGGGCCGGTCACGGCGGAATGTACACCAAGCGCGAGGTTCAGCTCTTCTATAAGTATACTATGGCAGCGTGGAACCGGGATGACGTTCCCACGAACAAGCGAAACGAGGTCATTCTGGAGGCCTACGGTGAGCGCAACCTGGCAGACCTTTTCGACAAGATAGTCAACGACGGCAAGGTACAGGAACTTGAGCGTGCGCGAGAGATAATTCAATCTCCGCGGATGTACACGAACGACCAGAGACGCTGGGCATACGAGGTGTTGAGCGACAATGAGGACGAATACACTGTTTCACCAAACTCACGTAAGGGCGCGCAGGTTAATTATATCCCTGTTGAAGCACCTATGTAGAGATACACTCATGAAGCGGCGTAAGTTCGAGATTGTGTGCTCCTACGATACGGAGACGACAAACATAGTGACTAACGCTAATGGAAATACTACCGCACGAGCGTTCCCAATCCTGTTCATAGACAACTGCTTGCTGAACGTGGACCTAAAGAATTATGAACCCGGTAACGATGACATACGATTCTATCGCCATGAGGAAGATATGATGGCACGCATAGCGGAGTACATCCAGATTGGCCAGATGGACAATCGAATTCCCATCATCTGCGCGTACAACCTCATGTTTGACCTGCAACCGCTCATGGAGCTGCTGAACCTCGCGTACGACATTCGCGTGAACGCACAGTCGAGCACCAACGTTTACACGCTGGACCTGTACGAGCAGGACACGGATAACATGCTTCTGAGATTCTGGGACACGTATCACCTGGAGATGAGAGGGCTGGCGGCAATGGGAAGAACCGCAGGCCTGCCAAAGGCCACAGGCGATTGGGATTACTCGCTCATAAGGACGCCAGAGACGCCACTGACTGACGATGAGCTGTTCTATGCGGGCAGGGACACGCAGGTGATACCAATGTACCTGCGTTACCTTTTGAGGGCGAACGAGTGGCTAAGACAAGAAGATCTGGGTATTCGCGTCATAACCAAGACCTCCATAGTGCGCCAGATGGCGCGTCGCGAGATTGGAACGATATTCGTTGGGAAGAGTGACGGCAAGAGGCTGTCGCTTGACAAGGCGTTCATAACGCGCTGCATACGTCAGCGTCCGGACGACTACGGCACCTACGCGCTGCGCAAGGCATGCTTCCGTGGCGGCTTCACGTTCACGTCCGCGCTGACGGCAGGAGAGGTCGTTCACAACGTCGTGTCACTTGACGTCACCAGCATGCACCACACGTTCATCAACGGAAGGCTGCTGCCTGAGGACTTCTCGATATCCAACGAGATTGAGTTAAAGATAATATGTGACCGGATAATAAACACCTCGCTAAGTCACGTGCTGGAGCATTACGAGAGGCCGTTCGATAACGCGATACACGCACGCATAAAGTTCACCAACATACGCCTACGAAGGGGAAGTGTATTCTGCAAGATGGGAATAGGCCTGCTCAGCACGAGTAAGTTCAAGCATGAGAAGAAGCCAGGCAACGACGTCGGGCTCGACCCACGAGCAATAGACCAAGAAAATGAGGTGAGGAGCCATAACTGGCACGACTTCATGGAGGACGGCACGGTGGCGTTCGGTAAGATGTACAATGCCAAGTCATGTGTCCTGAACCTATCGGAGCTTGAGCTTTGGTGCGTCAGTCGTGTATATGAGTGGGACAAGATGGAGCCACTCTGTGGCGAGGCAACTGGCAAGTTTCGCATACCACCAGACTTCGTGACATTACAGAGCAACGAGCTGTTCGAAATGAAGAGTAGGGTAAAGTTCATCTGCAAGCATTACAGGCAGGGAACGTCATATCCATACAACCTGAATGGAGTACCAGACGGCATAGCCGACGCGTTGCGAGACGGCACGTGCGACGAGTCGTTCCTGGAGAGCTGGTACGCGGGAACCGTGAAGGGCATGTTCAACGGCATATACGGAACGCAGGCACAGGACACGCTGAAACCGTCGTACACATGCGTCAACGGGGAGCTTGTGGTGGATGACGCCACGAGGACCACACCAGAGAACTACGTTGACAAGATTGAGGAACAGACCACATTACGCGTCATGTACACTTACGGGCTTCGCATAGCAGGAGGCTCGCGAATGCACATGGTCATATCAATGGAGCTGCTGGCCAACGCACTAGGTGACAGGGTACGGATATTGGGAGGTGACACGGACTCAATGAAGGTGAGCTGCGATGACTCGGTGAGTGATGACATGTTGGACGATGCGCTGAGGCCTATTGCCTACGCGAGTAAGGAGGCCATAAGGAGGACGATGAGGCGAATACGCGCGACGTACCCGGACAGGTCCTCATCGCTGTGCGGGATAGGAGGTTTTGAGATAGAGAATCGGGGACACCACTACACGCATCACGTGGAGCTGTGGAACAAGTGTCGCGTGAGTTGGGACGGCAAGGCGCACGTGACGGCTGCCGGCCTTCCGCGTCCCGTGGACAAGATGAACATAGAGAAGGTGATAGACAAACTGGCGACTAGATATCCAATAGAGTACGTTCTGAAGAACACGCTCGGCTACAACACATACGTCACGAACTCGATATCGCACACGCTGGAGGGCTTCCAACCACGCGCCACAGACATGTACGACTCAGACGTCACTGATTACACAGGCGTGACGCGTCACGTCACGGCACACCAATCCAAGGCGCTGTACGAGACCGGCAGGCTGCTGGGAGACACGGACAAGGCCACGAACGGGTCAAGCGTGGCGTACCTGTACGACTCGTATGGCAGAAGTATGGCTGACGCCTACAGGTACATACGGTATGACGGCGGTAAAATAACGGTGTCTGTTGACTCCGATGACGGAGGTACGCACGTGATAATGGAGGTGGAGGCATGACGCTGTATGCTGGTGAGATACTGAGCATGCACGAGAGTCACATAATCAAGTACAAGCTGTTCGAGACGCGCAAGGACGCGCTGGACTGGTGCATGGATAACGCCAACTTCAGGACAAGGGCACCTGACGGCAAGCCTAGGTCCTTGGCAGCGTACGACAAGAACAGGTATCGTAACGTTGACTTCTATTCGGATGACAGGTGCAAGATGGGTTTCTTTCTGTGGGGATACTTCGCGGTAAGGAGGATTGAGATATGAGCGAGCACTTCGATTGGAACGGGTTACTGGCGAACGATGATGAGCATATCATAAGAATATTGTCACGAGACGAGGCGAGGAAATACGAACTGAGTCGGTTCAAGCCAGGAGACGAAAACGGTAATGGGATAAGGCTGTACGTAGGCGAGATAAGGACGGAGAAGTTCAACGACGTATGTGATTACGAGGTCTTCCCCACGTTCGAGGAGGCGACCTACTGGTGCCTAGAAAATACGCAGTATAGGAAGCTCAACAAACTTGGTGATATATGCACACTAGACATGTATGACTGGAAGTGCATTGGTGACAGGGTATTCTATGGCGACAAATCGAAATGCAGTAACTCGTTCTACTCCAGGGGATACTTCTCAGTCAGGACGATTACAGTGCTATGAAAGCCAAACCAAGATACTACGGTTGGGATCGAACGTTCTCGTATGACGCCGACGTCACCATGGTGATAGGTGCGCGTGGCATAGGCAAGACGTTTGGTCTCAGAATGCAGTGCATACGCGACTTCATTCGTGACGGCTCGCGCTTCTGTGAGATAGTTCGATTCAAGAATGCGCTGAGCGTAGTCTCAGATGGGTATTATGACAGGCTCGCGACTATACGCGAGTTCGAAGGATACGTGTTCAAGACAGACGCGAGGTACGCGTGGATAGCGAAGAAGCCTGAGAGTGAGAGCAAGAAGCCGATGTGGAGTAAGGCCGGATACTTCGTGGCACTCAGCGACGGGCAGATAAAGAAGACTGTCACGTTCAGTGGCGTTCGAAGGATGATATTCGATGAGGCCATACTTGAGCGCGCGGACAGGTACCACAAGTATCTGCCAGGCGAGTTCGCGAAACTGGCGAACCTCGTGGATACGGTGTCTCGTGAGCGTGCCGACACCAATGGAATACGACCGCGAGTCTATCTTCTCGGTAACGCGTGTGACCTTGCGAACCCGTATTTCGCCGCATATCATGTAACCGCTGACCTGAGATACGGCTACAGGTGGTACGCCAACAAGACGTTCCTGTTACACTATGTGGACCCAGGGTCATACGCAGGCGAGAAGGCGCGTGGCACGGTTGCAGGAAGGATGCTGTCAAACACAGAGGCCGGAATGGTGGCGAGCAGGAACCTGTTCGTTCACGCGGACACGTCGTTCGTTAGGGAAAAGACCAAGAACGCGAAGTTCTCGTTTGGCATAGTCTACGTCGGTGAGAAATTTGGCATATGGTACGACCAGAGGGAGGGATACTACTACGTCACGGACAGCATCCCGAACAACACGGGGAAGCCGGTGTACTCGCTGACGCGTGATGACATGACGATAAACTACGTGGCCGCAACGAATCTGGGAACCACGATTGGATATGTGAGGGACATGTACACGTACTCTCTCCTCAGATATCAGAGCGAGAACTTGATGATGGCGTTCGGTGAGGTGCTTCAACTGTTCGGAATACGATAGGAAGGAACTGACAGCATGATAGTTGGCTACGCATACATAGTTATGCACGACGATTGCAGGGAGTACGACAAGAACAGGCTTGGAATCCCGCTCGCGTGCTTCAACGAACCTGAGGCAGCTATGAAATACATGCTCATGACTGGCTTTAGTGAGGGTGACTCGCTTGGATACCATTGGCGCGGTATCGACAGGGGGTGGATTGAGGAGCAGCCTATATATGACGAGTGGAAAGACGAGTTCATCAGGGAGTAGACAGGGAGTGTGATTGGGATTGTCTGAGGTTAACAGGAACGTGGAGAGTCCGGAGCATTACATGCATGGCGGCATAGAGTGCATAGACGTCATACGTGCCGCGCTGACGGAGGCCGAATGGATGGGCTTCATAAAGGGCAACGTGATAAAGTACATATGGAGGTCGAACGACAAGGGCGGATACGAGGATTTGGAGAAGGCCAATTGGTACCTGAGGCATTTCGCCTACCAAAAGGAAGTAGCGCTATAATATAGGTAGTCAGGTGGCGCCGCGCATGACGTGAGTACGCGCAGTGCGGTTGACACGAATTGAGTTTCGCGCACGCGTGGGTAGCATTGTCAGCGCTTTCAACCGATTGCGCGAATCGTCCGTCTGACGTATAATGTGGTCGTGGCACCGTATGACGGTTGCCACGACCACGTTTTTGTTTACGTATAGCGCAGAGGGGAGACATTGGTATGGCTGACGAGATGGACGACAACAAGGGCGCGACGGAACCGACGGGTGACAATCAAGCCACTGGCAATGACGACGGTGGAGCGACAGGAGGAGAACAGACACAGGAGTCAGTACTCGACACCAAGTCGATAAACTCGCGACTCGATGGAATCGAGGACATGATTCAGCGCCTGACAGGCTCGCTACAGAAGGTGTCTGACGCGCAGGCCGTTCTCGTCCAATCGGGCGCGGTCATCGACACAAACGATACGGACCCGTCTGACGATGACGGCGTGAGGGCGTTCAATGAACCGTCATTCGACACACTAGACCTGCGCATAACGGACTAGGAAGGAAGGTAACCACATATGGCAGCCGACAATGCCACAATTCTCAACAAGATTTGGCTGAACGGGACGAACGACTACCAGCAGCGAATACCGAAGCCGACTCAGACAAGCATAGACGCCACAATGAGGGCGCTGTTCGAACCGATGAACAACAACTACTGGAATCAGTTCATTGACTCGCTCATCATGCGAATCGGATACACGGAGGTCAAGCAGAAGGCGTACAAGAACCCGCTTCGCGTCTTCAAGGGAAGCAAGCTCATGTACGGAGACACGATTCAGGAGATAGTACCGAAGTGGATTCGCGCACACTCGTACGTGGATGACGCCGAGGACGTGTTCAAGATGGCGCGTCCTGAGGTGGCGACGTGGTACCATTCCCAGAATAGGCGTGATCATTACGATATCACGATAAACGACGTTGAGCTTCGCACGGCGTTCACCAACGACTACGGGCTGAATCGGCTCGTGGCAGCGCTGTTGCAGTCGCCTATCAACGCAGACGAGAACGATGAGTACAAGATAATGCTGCAACTTATCGCACATTACGAGCATAACTGGGGTTTCTTCAAGCATCACCTGACGGGCACGCCGTCAGACGAGAAGACTGGCAAGGAGTTCCTGAAGGCCGCCAGAATGTACGCTAAGAAGCTCAAGTTTCCAAACACGCTGTACAACGCGGGGAAGCTCACCGACATTCCAGTGTTCGTGAGTCCAAGCGAGCTTGTGCTGTTCACCACACCCGAGGTGGAGGCCTCAGTGGACGTGGACACACTTGCTGGCGTGTTCCAACTCGACAAGGCGAGCCTGAGCTATCGCCAGATAACGGTTGACGAGTTTCCAATTCCTGACGTCGTGGCGTTGCTCACCACGGAGGACTTCTTCATGTGCAAGGACACGGTGTACACAACGACGTCCCAGTACAATCCGAAGACGCTGGGAACGAACTACTACCTGCACCATTGGGGCGTATACAGCGTGTCTCCGTTCGTACCCGCAATCCTCTTCACCACAGCTGCTGGTACCAGCACCGTCACGGTGAAGCAGGTGGTCACCGCCATGAAGGCCACCATAGAGAACGCGACTCCCGACAAGGGAGACAAGGTGGGAATTACGGTCAAGCTAACTGGCACACTTGCACCCGCTAACGTTGACGGAATCACTGTGGCGCCAAATGCCGCCACGTATGACGTGTCGGTGACGCGCACGGCAGGAGGCAACACGACCGCCGTGAGCTCTCCGTCAACTCGCGTTGACGAGTACGGCGTCCTGCACGTGTCACGTAGTCTGGAGTATGGCGACGTGATAACCGTGAAGGCCACGTCCACCTACGTCAACCCGTCTGGTGACACGACAGAGTACACCGACACGGTGAAGGCAACCGTCACCAAGCCTTAGGAACGACCATCACACTGGCAGGGAGGCGCGGGTGCATCCATCACGCCCGCGTCTCCCGTAACCATAGGGACGTGACATGGATTTCTCGAGACTGGATGACACCAAGTTCCCACATCTGGATACGGCCTCGCCGTACGCGCTAAGGAACACGTTCGACTACACGAGATGGGTGCCTGACACGAGGGTACATCTCGTGAACGTCCTGTGGGACAACGACTACACCAACGTGGTGAGGTTCCCTGACGACAAGGAAAGGGACAAGTGGTTTGACTCCATTACCGGAACGCACACGCTGACGCTCAAGAGCAACGCGCGAGTCGTGCCCGACGGTACCGTGAAGTTACCTGTGCCGTATGACGTGGCCGTGATGTACAACTACATGTACGTTGACATTCCGATAGCCACGTCGAGTGACGAGATGATTCAATATGAGGCCGCAGGAGGCGTGCGCAGGTGGTATCTCTTCGTTGACGGCGTTACGTACTCCGCGCCGAACACCACGGTGGTGCACGTCGAGCTTGACGTATGGACGCAGTTCATAGGAACCACCTCGATAGAGTACATGATGCTTGAGCGTGGACACGCGCCAGTCAGCGTTACTGACGTTGACACGTACCTCAAGAACCCCATAGCGAACAACCGCTACCTGCTGGCGCCTGACGTCACTTACGATGACAGGGACGTCACGAGGTCCTCCAGGTTCGTGCCGTTCGGAACTGGCACCAAGTACGTGTGCATAGCCTCGACGTGTGGATACTGGCAGATTCAGAACAACTCGATGGGAACTGTCGGGGAGGGCATGACATGGGGCGCTTCAACGTACGAGGACACAGGGGACTGGTACGGATATCAGTTGCAGGTCAATGGATATGGGTACGGCAACGGAAGCGACTATGGCAAGTTGACTGCTCCTGTGGCGATTGGAAACATGGCAAGCTCAAGAGTTCCAAATGGACTTGACGTATACGCGATACCAGCGAGCGACAGCGAGTTCCTGGCTGACGTGCGCAAGAGGTCACCCGCATTCCTGCGTACGATAAAGGCCATATTCGTAGTCGATGAGTCAATGCTTACATTGGGTATCGAATTGAGCATGTTAGGGCACAGGTTATGGAGATGCACGGGCGTCGAGCGCAAGCTTGACGAGTACAGGCTCACGAGTGACATGTTTCACTTCGGTGAGCACGAGCGCAGGTTCGCGAAGCTCTACACCTACCCATACTCGCGTATCGAGGTGTCAGACAACGATGGTAAGACGGCGGAAGTGAGGATAGAGGACACGGGAGTCATCGGCATGCGAATGCTCACGTCCGTCGCGTTTCCCGTGCTAGACTTCCGCGTCCTGCTGACTGGCATAGGCGGCCTCGGTGCGCAAACATACAAGTGGAAGTCTATCAACGGCGACGAATGGGACCGCTATGTGACGAACGGCGACTGGGGAAAGCTGACGTTCGAGTACGGCATACCGACGTTCGCGCTATACATGGACTCAGAGACGGCGTGGTTCCTCGACTCGTACGGGACGTCCATCGACCAGGCCCGCAGGAAGGCGCTAGTTGACTATCACACGACGGTCCGCACGGCTAACCTAGGTTACGTGAACGACAGGGCGAGCGCCGACACGGCGCAGGGCAACTCCGTCAGGCAGGCGAACTCGGTGAACGCCAACTCCCTCGCGGACAACGACACGTCGAACAGGAACGCTCAGGACAGCGCCAACACCGCTAACTCGAACGCGGTCAACAGCGCAGACACGTACAACACGAACGCGCAGGCCATGGCGGGCACGAACCGCGACAACGCGGCGGACGGCGCCACAACGACCAACACCAACGCGCAGAGTTCCGCAAGCACAATGAAGACGAACGCTGACAACTCCGTCAAGTGCGCGTCTGACAACATCGACCTCACGATAGCCAGCAGTCGGCTGTGTGCCGTCGAGAACAACAAGTCATCGACACAAGTCACGTTTGACGGAAGTCAGCATGCGCTGACCGAGAACTCCCTTAGCAACTCACTCATGATGTCAACCACTGCCATACAGAACCAGACGTCAATAGCAACCACCTCGAACAGCGCGATATCTACGATTGCCACGTCGGCCATGAGGGGAGCAATGTCAGGCGCCATGATGGGTGGTGGCAACCCTGCAATAGGTGGCATAGGGGCGGCTGCGGGTACGGTCGTGGGCGCCGTGACCGGAGGTATTGACGCATGCACGTCAGTCAACAACGCGACTATAATAACCCAGGCCAACAAGGCGGTCACTGACGCGACGGTGACCAAGAACAACTCAGCCTCACAAAACGCGTACTCGACTTCCATGAAGGTGACGACGCACACGAACGACAACCGTCTGAGGCAGTGTGACATAAACAACGAGACGCTGGGCAACCAGAGGAACAACAACAGCGCTACCGCCCGCACGAACTCGGAAAACGTGAGGCGTACGCAGTCAGGTAATGCCAAGCGAGCCATGGACACTGCGATATCAAACGCCAACAGGACGCGTGACACGTCAGTCACGAACGCCGGGCGTGAGCGTGACACGTCGGTCGGCAACGCGGACAGGACGCACGCAACTGTATCCCAGAACGCGACGAGGATGCGCGAGACTGCCGACACCAACGCCAACAGAACTCGTGACACGGCTATTGCCAACGCCAGGGACGTGCACGTGACGAGCAACGTCAACACGGCGCGTACGCGCGAGATTGGTGTGATCAACGCCAAAGAGCGACTTGAGAACGCCAGGAGCGCGGCAATGACCGCGCAACGTGACGCGCGCAGGAAGGCTCCCGTGCAGCTGACTGAGGCGAGCGGTGACGCGTCGATGTGGTATCACGGCATGGCGGGCCTACAGTTCAGGCTTCGCACGCAGAGCGAATCGGCGATAGCGCAGACGGCCTCCCAGTTCGCGCGATACGGGTACGCGCTCAACCAGGCGTGGAAGGTGAGCGACCTGAACCTCATGCGCAACTTCACGTACTGGAAGGCGTCAGATGTATGGGTTGACGTGCGAGACGTGGCAGGTTCCGCCGTCGGGGACGCGATAGGTGACATACTGAGAAGGGGAGTCACGGTGTGGCGTGACCCCGACAAGATAGGGAAGGTGAGTGTGTATGACAACTGAGGACACACCAGTGGAGATTACTCAGCCTCGCTCGATAGGCGAGCTGCTGTCGCTCACCACGTATCAGGGAATGAGCGACGAGGAGATTAATTCGATAATCGACTTCAAGTGCGACCTCGCGAGGAGCGACTCGGTGGCGAGGGCGCAGCAGCAGACGAACCTTGTCGCCATGAACTCGATGGTGGAGCTACACACCAAGGCTCTTGAGGAGTCCACGCGCCTGTACGAGGGGCTATTGTCACGGGAGACCAAGCCTGCTATCATAGAGGACGTGGACGCGACCGTGGGAGGTGTGTCATGAGCAGGCGTGGCGGCAAGAGACGTTGCAGCTCTAACCAATATATGTATGGCGCCGGTGCGCCGACGGCATGGAACCTCGACAAGATGGGCAACCTCACGTGCTGGCAGTCGGCGGCAAACAACGACATGGCGTATCATTATTACATTGACATGATGCTCAAGATGGCCATATCGCGCTTTCGTTGGCTCAACCTCCCGACCACGTGTGACGAGCGCTACCTGGAGATGACGTTGGCGCTGCAAGGTTGCGCGTCGATAGCGTACCCAAGCAAGATGCGAGGAACGTTCCTGTCACTGCAATGCGCGCCGCAGGGCAGGCCTAACATGTACGACAGGCCAAACCGCTGGTTGGCAATCGGGCAGAACGGTACTCGCTACTCATGCGACAGACAGCAGGGAGTCGTCATATTCGACAACGAGACGAGGCGCCCGATAATGACGGGAATCATGCTGTACGCAAGCGAGCTGACTCACGTTCGCATGACGCGCAACATCAATCGACTGCACCAGCAGATACCGTTCATAATGAAGGGACCACAGGAGAAGTATCAGGACATGGTGAACATGTTCAAGCAGGTGACAGGCGGCGAGCCTGCCATCATAGGCACCGATGACATAGACTCGATAAGGTACGAGGCCATGTCAACTGGCGTAAGGTTCATAGGTGAGGAGTTGGCGCTAGACGAGAGGAACGTATGGAACAACGTCTACACGATGCTTGGAATACGTAACTCCACTATAAAGCAGGAGCGCATGACGGAGGACGAGATTGAGGCACAGAAGCAGCCGTCAACCCTCGTGCTCATGAGTTCGCTCAACGAGCGGCGTCGTGCAGCAAAGGAACTGAACACACGATTCGGCGCATATCTTGAGAAGCCGATTGAGGTCGTGCTAAGACATGACAACGAGTCGGACAACTGGAACATAACACATAACATCAAGCAGGCAAAGGAGGTGGGAAAGTGATATCGTGGCCTGTAGGGGCATTCGACTACGATGCTGAGTGCACTCACCCGGACTATCACGCCGTGGTGTCTATAATGTTGGTGGAGCTGTACGAAGCCAAGTTCTGCGATTCGAGCTTCACTGGTTGGGAGTGGCCAAAGTTCGACGACAAGCAGGACGCGAGATTGCGCTGGAAGCTGTTCGACCATTACAGGTATCGTGAGATAGCGCTGACGCCTCCTGGCAGGTGGAAGCACGAGTTCATCCGCAAGATGAGAGAGATAATGCCGAAATACGTCCTGCTCTACAAGCTGCTCGACCAGACGCCAGAACTCTATGGTGGAGTGTCCGAGTGGTACAAGGGCCGCGTCATATTCAGCGACTTTCCGCAGACTCAGCTGAGCGGTGATAACGGTGACTATGCCTCAAGTGGAAATGACAGGGAGTTCCAGCGTATTCACCAGGCGGACTTCATAGAGACTGCCGAGAGGGTTCACGACTACAGCGACGTGGACATGATGGTTATTGATGACATGAGCTCGCTGTTCTCATGTCTGTTCACTGTGAACGTGAACGCGTACTAAGGAGTAACCAATGATACCTGCGATTGAGTGGCCGATGCTGACGGACTCACAGACTTGGGCCATATTATTGGCAATTGTCATGATGATGGCCGACGTCATGGTGGGATTCGTTGGCGCGCTCATACGACATGACGTTGACAGCTCGATAATGCGCGAGGGACTTGGGCATAAGGTTCTCATGTTCCTGATAATCGCCATATCGTACATCCTCGGTGTAGGACTGTCACATGTGTCTGGCGCCAACATAACCATCCCGTCAACCGAGGTCGTGTGCCTTTACATCATCGTCATGGAGCTTACCTCCGTCCTTGAGAACGTGCGCAAGGTGTATCCCGAGTTCGGAGGAACCAAGTTGTTCGACCTGAGGAAGGACGTGGATGATGTCATGTGACGGCTCTTGTGCCCACGGGAACGCATGCAATCCCTGCATAGTACCATACTGCGGATTCACGGCGTTCACGCCGACGCTTCCCCAGTTCTATTGGGATGTGTACTCGGCTGAGCAACGCATAAAGCACATCTGCTATGAGATTGACAAGCTGGTCAACTACGCCGACATGTTGGGCAGGCACATAAACGTGACCCACGAGGAGGTCGAGCAACTCAAGCGCGAGTTGCAGAATCTCAAGGATGGCGGCTTACTCAAGTACTACATTGAGCAGATATACGCGTGGATTCAGACCCACATGCGAGACCTCATGAGCGCAGCCGTCAAGCAGGTATACTTCGGTCTGAACGATGACGGTTACTTTGTCGCATATGTGCCAGACTCATGGAGGGAGATAACGTTCGACACGGGTACCGTGTATGGTAGGACCGACTACGGACGCCTCGTGCTGCGTTTCGACGCGGAGGGGAACGCCATCGACAACACGTACTCCTACAGCCTGTCTCAGTCACCTGAGCTGTCCAAGCTCATCGCGGATCTTGAGGTGAACGCCAGGAGGACGGACTCTACGTTCGACACTATATATACCAACCTCGACAGGCCAGTCAGACGCGCGGAGGGGAACATATAATGCCGACGATGAGACTCAAGCAGATATCGAAGACTCAGCCCATGCGCGAGGGCGAGATCGCCGTGGTGGACTATCTCAACGGGGACCTCACGAAGTATCTTGAGCAGGAGACTAGTGAGCGCATAGCTGGGATAAACGAGTTCAAAGGCAAGGTGGAGGCTGAGCGGGCGCGTGCCGAGGCAGCCGAGGGAAAGCTCACCGCGGACCTGGCGGACGAGGTTAACTCACGCAAGACTGACAGCGAGCGACTCACGACAGAACTTGCAGACGAGAGGACGGCTCGCGAGTCGGCAGACACGAGGTTGACGACAGAACTTGCAGACGAGAGGACGGCTCGCGAGTCGGCAGACACTAAGCTTACGTCAGACCTGGCTTCCGAGGTGACTGAGAGGAAGGCGCAAGCCAAGGCACTTGATGGCAGGTTCCCAGTGAAGGCTGAGGACATAAAGGACGGCGCCGTTGGTCCCACGAAGCTCGACGCTACGATATTGACGCAGCTGGGTAGGCTTGACACGCTTCCGGTCATGGAGTACGGACTCACGCCGTCATTCTCGGTTGAGGCGAACTCGCATGCGGACGTCACGATAACGTACGCGTCACCTAAGGCGACGGTTCCGATACTCATATGCTCGGTCGTGTGTCAGACGAACGTGCTCGCTTGCACGCTTGCCCAGGTGTCCACCACGCAGGCGGTAGTGAGGGTTGACAACATGACGACCACCAAGATAGACAACGTGTCCATATCATGGTCACTGATATCGAGAGGATGATTGTATGGCAGTGACGCAATACATCGGCTCAAGGTATGTGCCTGTGTTCGCCGACCCTGAGGAATGGAATATATCCAGGGAATACGAGCCGCTGACGATTGTCACGAACAAAGGTGACTCATATACATCAAAACAGTCGGTACCGTCTGGTATACAGCTTGACAACAATAGATACTGGGCACACACGGCGAACTTCAACGCACAGCTTGAAAGCTACAGGAAGATTGTAAACGAGTACAAGGACAAGGTTAAAAATCAACAGTCGGCATTCATTACATATGACAGCGCTGTAAAGGCTAACCTAAATGTGGGAAACATCTTCAACACGGCTAACTTCAGCGAAAGTGACGGGTTTGGTTGGCTTTACGAGGTGACGGACGTCGAGGGAAGCAAGACGATACCTTACGGGAATATATATGCGAGGCCGCTTCCGATAGACGGATGTGTAGCGATAGAATCATTCTATGGAAGTCTTGAGAACGACACCACTAACAAGATAGAGAAGATTCTATCGAGCGGTTACAAGAACCTGATTCTTATTGGTTCATGCGCCGTGACCAAGAGCACGTCTATACCAACGGATGTAAAGCTAAGCGGTTTTAATGTGCCTAACAGAAACGATACGTCGTCATCGTTCAGGATGATGAACTCAAATGCAGGTTTAGTGTTGAATGGCATATCCATATCGAATGTCAGGTTTGACTATCCGAACAAGTTTATTGCGGACACTGACTATGCGCCAGCCATAACCGTCGGCGAGCAGAACTACTTGGTAACGCTAAGGAACATATCGTTCTATGGCGCGAACATAGGGGTTAAATCGCATAACGTTAGTGGGCGTGTCTCCTTAGAGAACATATATGGTTGGTGTAGCGGCACCGTGTTCTCACTAAGGCACAATTATGAGATAACATACGTCAACAATGTGTTGATAACACCACACGCAATGGCCAATATATACGATACTCCAGAGAAAAAACAAAGATCGATGATGTATTCGTATATGAACACCGTTATGTTCGATGTCCAAGAACGAACCGATTGGATATATTGCAATAACGTGTTCGCGTTTGGCATACATCAGTGCTTCGTGCTGGAGTCTCTCGTGGGAGGTGATTTCAATAACATAGGTTGCGACGGCTGTTGGCAAGGCTTCCAAATAAGAGGCTCAAGTAACGTCCGATTCTCAATAAGCAACCTATCAATGACAAGAACGTTGCCAAGCATGCTGTGGAACACGTTGCCATTCCCTGATAACATGTATTTTGACTGTATTCTGAGCAACGTAGGCAGCGTCAATATCTCGAACGTCTCACTGTGGGGAACAGCAGACTCCATGTTTTACTTCGGTGGAAACGTATCAGTTAACATAAGCAACGTGATTGGAAGCTTTGATTCCGCAAATAACGTGTACACGAACAAAAACATAAACTCGCCTCTTGTGAACCTGGTCATATCAAAGGCACTGAGGGGATTTAACGTATCACACATGTTCTTTAGGATTCCGGCACGAGCGCCTCTAAACGGTGGTGTGTTCACGATACGAAAGGAATGCGCTATAACAAACATAAGTGACTGCATGCTAATGTATGACGCGGCGACTAAAATATCGTCAGTGTGCCAGTTCCCTGAGCAAGGGACGTCGTTGCAATTGTGCAACATAAACAACACTACGCAGCAGTTCCTGTCACCGACGATAGAAACCGAGGTTGCGCAGAGGTTCGTATATCTTACCGATAAGACAAAGGTGAAGATAACGGGCAGGGGCAATCACATACTGGCGAATATAGATGACAACAAGATAACCTTACAGGCACCAAGCGACAGCAAGCTTGACTTTGAGCTGCAAGGCAAGCTGTTTAACCGTAATATGGTAGCGATGCATTAGGAGGAATGGACATGATGAACGGGATTGACATCAGCAACTGGAAGCGCGGCTTCTCACTCGAGGACACGAGGCCTGATTTTGTCATCGTCAAGGCGACTGAGGGAATCGGGTTCGTTGACAAGAGTTGCGACGGATTCGTTCAGGACGCCATCAGCTTGGACATACCGTTCGGCTTCTACCACTTCGCGAGGAGAAACGACTCACGCGAGGAGGCGAGGTTCTTCCACGAGCAGACGATGGGATACGACAAGAAGGGTATTCCCGTGCTCGACCTGGAGGCTAACCAGTCGGCAGAGTTCGTGCGGAACTTCATGGACGAATACCATGACCTCACTGGAGTGTGGCCGTGGCTGTACACGAGTGCGTATAACCTCAGGAACGTGTACTCAGACTTCGTGGCGAGCAACTGCGGCCTGTGGGTTGCGGGATACCCGCGCAGGATGACTGACTTTCCCGAGAACCCAGGGTGCCCGTATAACGTGAGCGGTTGGGAGCTTGCGGCATGGCAGTTCACGGACTGTCTGGACATGGGAGGAATGAGCGTAGACGCAAACGTGTTCTATGGTGACCGTGAGGCCTGGCGTAGGTACGCGGATCCTGGATGTTGTGATTCTGTGGACGTGCCGGGTGGTGGCGTGCCGGGTGGCGTCAATGACAATGACTGGCATGTCGCGAGGCAGGTGATTGATGGCGAGTACGGTAATGGCGACGACAGGCGCGAGCGATTGGGTGACAGGTATGACGGCGTGCAGGACTGCGTTAACCAGTTGCTAAGGTCTGACGATGACAATCTGGCGGAGGCCGTGATCAATGGTGAGATGGGAGACGGGGAGGAGAGGAAGTACATCCTGGCTGGTAGATATTTGAGTGTCCAACGACTGGTGAACAGGTTGCTGCGGTAGCATTTCTCGGGACCAGATTTTTGGTTCGCGAATTTGAATTTTTGATTTTGTCTGGTGTCTCGTGTAGGATTCGAGGCACCAGACTTCTCATTTCGGCGTCAGACTTATTTTACGCGGTCGATGTGTGGGCGAGCTCGCCGACTTGGCAGGAGGGTTCCGAGACCGGCGGCGCGTACACCCGTGCGCGTGTGTATGTTGTGTGGAGGCGTTTGTGGCATTGTGATCAATGGGATCATCTTAGTGGCATTTCGGTGTTAGATGAGGTTAACTTTTTAGGGTGGCTAGAACGGGCGTTCGGTGATAGAACAATAGTTCTAAGTTGCGTGATCAATTGTTATAGCAGAAGTAACATTTCGGTGTGCCGAACAGCTGTTTGGTGATGGAACATTAGTTCTAGGGAGAGCGGTATGTGGTTTTTGTGGAGTTTATTTTGGTTGTGGTGTGTTTATTTTGTGGTATTTTGTATGGAGATGTTGTGGAGATTATTGTGTGTTATTTGTGGTCTTTTGCGTAGAGCGATTGTTCGATTAGTAGAACGTTTGTTCTAAACCGGCGTCCAGACCGAATTGTGTGCGAATTGTGAATTTGAAAATTAGCGTATTGCTCTAAAGCGAACTGGGAATGTTAGTAGTCAAGCGAGGCGCACAGGGCGCCTCCAGTAGCCAGAGGAGGCTATCATGGAGTACATCGGCAACGACAACACAGTTACCAAAGTCAACTCAAAGATGATTAAAGGCGTGATAATGGAGATGTGCTGCTCTGAGGAGACTACCAACCTAACTCTGATTACTGACGCTGAGGAGCCGAAGCACCTCCATGCGGATGATGTAACTACTGTGTATAACATGTGCAACTTCACGGCCGCCATTGAGGACGCGCTGGATATGAGCGACGTCGCAATCGTAATCGCGACGTATGGGCTTGCTGGCAACAAGAGCCGTGTGTTTGTTGTGTTGCCTTGGGTTAACGAGGATTAGCGCCGTAGCTTTTCGGATGGCGTCGTTGACCAGCGCACGCTGGTCAACGACGTTAGGAGGATGATAATGTTTTCAACAAAAAAGTTCCATAATTGCAACGCTTATGTCTGTACATACGATGAGCCTTGCCCGCATGAGTCGTTCACCTCATACAGGAAAGAAATATGCGTCGTGATGAATACGCGCGAAAATGAACGGGATGTGTTGCTTGTGTGGGCCTTGCCCTATGCCACGCGCATTTCACCAACCACAACGCGCCAGCTCTGCAGGTTTCTTGGTGAGCACATTATGAAGTACTTGACGATTAACACGACCAAAAGCGGCCGGCTGAGTGAGGTACAGGGGTATATGCCAGTGAGCCATGTGCGCATGCTCATTGCTGCTGGCATGCTTGGTGACGATGATGGCGTGTACGTACGCTATATGGGATCACTGAGTAAGTGCACACCTGACGCGCTACGTAGTGCCTATTATGGGCGATAGTAGACTCTGCCTCATAACACTAGGTACAGCGATTTTAGGCGCGTTATATGGGGTTGTGAGGGCTTACAGCGCGTATCTCGTGCGTAGGATACGCAGCGAGGCGCGCGAGCTCAGGCGTTGGCAGAGTGAGTTAGAATTGTGTGCGCATGATGTGCGCGCACAGGCAAGAAAAAATATCGCGACTAGAGGCGCGCGAGATGGGTATTAGAGAGATGTGAGGCAATCAGGCCTTACGCGACGATTTGGAGATTGCGAATGAAAAACAACAGGGGTATTCACTGCGTTGTAAACGAGTACGAAGTATCCGGAGTGGCTTTGGTTGACGGCACTAGTCACCCGTTCAAGTATTCGATGACGGAGCGCAACGCGCGCGCAGCAAAGGCGTACGTGGCGAATCAGATGGGTACTATCCCATCACAAGTTTTGGTCAATTTTGAGTTGAAAAAGCATAAGTTCTCCATAGATTGTGATTATGAGGAACTTGTGAATATGCTTAGGGATAATAGAATCAGTTTCACGGAAAAAACAGAGAGTAAAGCTGAAAATTAAAACTGTGTAATTTTATTGCGATTTTAGCCTCTTTTGTC